GAATTTCAGACCAATTTGCAGTACTTGAATCATTAAATTTTAAATCATAAGGTGGGAACCACATAACTCTACCTCCGTTTGGTCCTTTTTCACAAACAGGTAAATCATCATAAGTATAACCTTGTTTTGTTGATGTTCTCCAAGCCAAATTCTCAATTGAGAACATATATTTTTTAGCATAACCCCCCATTCCATTAGGTCCGTTTGCAACTATATTTGTTGACCCCGGATTTCTTGTTGGAGAAATGTTTAAATTAAAAGTATTATCTAATACTGAACTACTAAATCTTCTTCCGGATGTGGTTATACCATCTGTTTTTTGTAAGTCGGAATAAGTATAATAAGGGGTGTCTTTGGTGAATACTCGACAATATTCAATACCAGCCTCAGCTCCGGTTGTTTGGTCTTTATAAGACACAACCTGAGAACCTTTAGTCATTTCTTTATATCCATCGTGGAATACTTTACTGACTTGGTTAATAGCATTACCAACGTGTTTTAATCTATTAACCCCTTGTACGTTATCCGCCGAATTAACCAATCTTTGAGTTTGGTCAAGAATTGACGTTTCTTTGAATGTAATATTTGTAGATTCATCACGAGTGTAATTACTACTAATTAAATTAAATTCAGGGTCAGCCGAACCTGAACCACCACCCGGTGTTGCACTAAATCCAGCATTTGGTTTATATTTTGGTGAAGTCCAAACAAATTGACCGTCAATACCTCCACCATCACTTAGTGGTTTAGCCGCTAAACCAAAATTAAGAGTGTCTTGATTCCCCTCAAATAGAATACCCATTTCAGAAGGACCATAAACCGGTGATTGTTCTTGTTGTCCAAAAGCATTAACAGGAATTTGATTAGGTGGTGATGTTATTGTTGAAGGTTCAGCATTTCTACTACCAACATAATAACCCCCAACCAAAGTCCCGTTAGAAGGATTTATTAAACTAACAATCGCCTGACCTATTCCCAATAATCCACCAAAATCTTTTCTATAACTTGGTTGGTATCTATTGTATTCTAAATTTCTAAATAATACCGACCTTTGACCGTTTCCTGTGTTCGCTAAAAATATTTCAGATGGGTTTCTACTAATATTTAATATTGGTCCTAAAAATCCACCAGTAAGTTGATTAACAACATTTAAGGCATTTGAAGTTTGTTGTGTTTGTCCGTTTCTTGTATTATCACTAAAATAATCACCAGGAATTGGTGAAACAGGCCAATACGCACCACCTAATCTTGTTAATAAATCACCCGCAGCAGTAATTGGGTCTTCAGGTGAAGTAATTTTCCAATTTCTATATATTAATGGTTCTTGTCCCGATATAATTAAACTCGCCTCAAAAGGGTCTGATAATGATTCTAAATTTACTTGACCAACAGTATTTATAAAAATTTGTCTAGCAATTCTATCTTGAAATAACTCATTTAATGTTTGAGCACCCAATCTAGCCAAATAAGAATCCTGAGATAATGAACCATCACTACCCTCAGGATTTGTTGATAATAAAATTGAGTATGGTGAATATGATGAGGGAACAAATGGAAGTGGTAAATATGGTTGATGTATAGGTTGTCCCAATATTTGAGTTGTAACACCATACATATCATTAAAACCACCAACCGGACCATAGTAATTATCAATATATGCCGCGTCAATGAAGAATTCATTTACAATATCTAATACAGTATCATTAGGACTATATTCACCCTGATTTGAATTGACCGGAACTGGGGGACCATTAAATGTTATTTCATCATCAAAACCACCATCTGGTCCATATTCGTTTAAAGGGTATAATAGGTCAGCAAAAGGATTTTCAGAAATTAACTCGTCGGGTGAATCAATAACATTAAAATTACTTAAAGTAATCTCACTATTAATATTCGATAACGGTGGTGTATAAACCCCCGTAACAGTATAAGGTGTTAAGTTTCTTGCTAATAAAACATCTCTAAACGAAGATGAGGATGCAAACGATAATGTACTATTTGACATATTTTTATTATTTAATTATAAATAGATAAATAATCTATTTTAAGAGTATTGTAAGTTTCCAGAATTCATTAATTGTTGTTTATTAGGATTGGATGTTGTTAATCCCCCATTATTAAACGCCTCTTTAACCGCAACACCTAATGCTTGTGAAACACCGGTATCATTAAACATCGCAATAACTTGGTCAGTATTAACATTACTAGGTGCAGTTATATTAATATTTAATGTATGTGTTAAATCTACTGTAGAATTAGTTGATGATGGTGTATTATTAGTATTATTATTGTTATTTACCCCTGTAAGTCTAGATAAAACATCACTACCTTTGGTAAATGCCGCAAATGTGTCTTCCGGTAATAATTGAATATCTTCATTTGGCATTTTTAAAACATCACGACCTGTTCTAACTGGAACTCCACTCATTTTATCAAGTATTTGTTGAAGACCGTTACTTATTAATGGCATTTTTCGAGTTAATTCATCTATAGCCTTAGAAAAATTAGTGGCAGAAGATAAAACAGCATCTGTGGCTCCCCCTAAAAAATCACTAATAGAGTTACCACCTGCAACAGTTTTATCAAGTTCTCTACCTAACTCCTTAGGTTTTAATTTAGGGTCTAAAGAATTATTAATAGCCGGCATAATACCTTTCGCCAATGTTAATAATTCATCACCTGTATATGATTTAGCCAAAGTTTTTGCTGGTGTTGATACAAGTTTTGCAATACCTCCCGCCATAGTTTGTTGGGCAGACAATTGTTGTTTAGCCAAATCTTCCATTGTAGGTGGTCCTTTTTCAGCCGCCTCTTTAAGTTTTGCAAAATCTTCTTTATTAAGTTTGTCAACATCTTTAGTTTCATCACCAATTGTTACTTGATATTTTCCATCCTTACCCATCTCCGCCATATTGGCGATAAGTTTTTTATCTTCCTCGTTAGCAAAATCACTAGGAAAACTTATTTCCTTCATTTTCTTATCTAAATCAGCACCTGCTAACGCCATTTTAGTTAATTCAGTATATGGCATACCCATCGCCTTAGCAATTTCTTGCATTTGACGTTTTGCTCCCGGCATAATTTCAAAACGACCATCTTTACCTAATTGAACAAATTGTTTACTCATTTGAGCAATTTGATTCTGTAATTCAGCAGGGTCATTTTGTGATAAATCCATTAATTTTAATGGGTCTAATAAGTCACCTTGAGTAACACCTAATCTCTGTAACGCCGCAGCCGTTTCAATAGCACCCTCAGGATTATAAACTTTTTCAGCAAAATCTAATGTTGATTTCATATCAATTCTTAACATACTCGCTTGTGCGGCCATTTTAGCCAATCCTGAAACTCCACCTTCAAAATTGAATTGATTAAGATATTTCATATTATCTATAACTTTAGCAGACACTGCCTGAGCATTAACTCCGGATTCACGAGCAATATCAACAACTTTTTTCATTTCAGATGCAGTATTATAAGCCGATATACCCACATCAGCCATACTACTAACCATTTTAGTAACTTCTATATTGGTAACTTTATATGAGGCATATAAATCTTTAGCACCATCAGCACTTAATGTGACCGCTCTACCCAAACTACCAGCAACACCCTCTTGTAATCTTGCAACATCTTCAAGGGTACCACCCATATCTTGGATAGCGTCTAATGATAAAGCCATAGCAGCTCTCATTGACTGAGCCATTTTATCGGTCATACCGAATAGACCCAACATTTTAGAACTTGAATTATCAATATCAAGTATTAATTTTGCTTGTGCTGCTGTTAATTTTTTTAAGTCGTCAAGTGCCCCCATATTAAATGTGTTTATAAATAAATACACCAAAGAGTAGTTTTAAATTACGTCTTTGGTGTATTATCTTCGATTATCCGGTCTACAAGATATTTTCTTACATAAGTCGGCATTATATAAAAATCTGAATATGAAAGTCTAATAAAACGAGCCAAAAAATAATACTCCTCAATTAGACCTTGTCTATGATTAGAAGAAAGGGCGAAAAAAGTCCACCCCAAAGGTTATCTCGAAAGATACCAATTCTCCTGATGGGGCGATTACTTGTCTACTTAAATCTAATGATGGTTCATTATCTCTTAAAAATTTTCTTATGTATTTTGAATCACTAATTGGTAATGTCTCAACATAAGTAGCAATTTTACCTTTATCAGTTTCCCCATCAAACTCAACAATATGTTGATTTAATTTCCAAGTTACCCTTGGTGCTTGTCTTCCGGCAGGATATTGACTAACCATTCTGTCTAATTCAATAGTATCGTTGAAGGTTGTTAATTTTAATTTAACCGTTTTACCACATTTAGGTAATGTTGTTGTAAATAAACCATTTTCATCAGGTTTCACACTAGTTTGTTTAATATTTAATTCATCCAACAAAATAGTCCCAACAAAAGGTTTATCCGTTTTAGGGTCAATTAAATTTACTTTATATTCCGGTCCAAATGATGTATTTCTTAGGAATATTAAAATTGCTTCAACATCACCATTTAATAATTCCTCAGGTCTTAAATCGTGTTCATATATTTTATTTCTTAATAATGATAAAATAATATTTTCACCACTAATACCTGAACCAATTAAATAATTTTCATCATTAGCTGTTAAATAACCAACTTTAACTGATTTCTTTTTCGATTGATAAAATATACCCCCTGTTGGTAATTGAACAACATCGTGAGGTAAGTTAAAACCTTGTGTTGCCGCATCTATAATGTTTTGTTCCATAATAATTTGTTTTTTATAATAAATAATAAGAAATGTTTTTTTTATATAAATAAAAAAACCCACTAATGTGGGTTTTAATTAAGATAAAGATAAAAGACATATTTTTTTTTGAATTATTAAATTTTCAACAAATTTAAGTCTATCAATAAATAATGTATCCTCATTCATATGTATAGTTAATCTTTTAATTCTTTGATAAACTTTAGGTTTGTTAATTGAAACCCAGGTTTCATTAGATAATGTAGGTGAATTATAAATGTCGTTAGCCGTTAACATTTTATATTTTTTAATAAACTAATACACATCTATCCATACGTAAAGATGTATTGATTGTTGCAATTTTATCATCACTATAACTTAAAGAACCAAAGTCAGAACTTGTAATAAATGTTCCTTCTAAAATCCATTTTTCTACAACAACACCAGTTGGGTCTAACATCTCAAGGTCAACGTTTTTCTTATAACCTGCTGCGTATCCCATACGTCCGGTAACCGATTCAGCACATAAACGTATCCATTCCATTAAAGCTTGTGAAGCTGAGGGACCAATTGGGTCTCTGAAAGTCACCGCTAATTCATTCCAATTAAAACGACCAGCCACATATGTTGAAGTATTTAAGAATGGTATTTCAGTTGCGTTAATTTTTATACTTGGTCTTTTTGCCGTTTCAACAAACCATTCATTAATACCTAATGTTGATGGAAATCGCATAATAAAACGATTATTTCTTTTTGGTTCATACGGTATGGGCATTTTCATTAATAAATCAGCCATTGTCTATTTGTTTTTAATTTTTATTTTTTTATCTTGTTTATTATAAATATTACCTATTTAATTTTTTTCTCTTGACTTTTAGATTTAAATTTTTTATAATTCTAGAAATTCTAGTTATTATAATTAATTATTTAATAGTTTTTATTTATAATAATTATTTTAATATTCTTTTTTAATTCCTCCTGCTGTTGAATATACTGTAACTATATTATCTGGGTCGTTCTCAAAATCTTTTTTTATAGTTTCCGCGTTTTTTAAATCGTCATCCGAAAAACCTACTTTTGGTACAAAATAATTACTTATCTTATTTTTTAAGAAAGCTTTTTTCTGAATATAATCAGACATTTCCCTAACATAATTAACAAACTCTCTTACTGCCATTTTTTTTAATGGTTCTACTTTAGCGGCCGACCCTTGTCCGTAAGTTACTGGATAAAATTTACATAAATCCAAATATTCACGAATCATTTCTCTTTTAGATACATTTTCTTCATCCGCTAAATCACGATATTTTTCTAAATTTCTAACCAATTCATTAGAATCTATACCATTCGTATTTGAAACAATATAGTTATAAACACCTTCTTTTAATACTGATGGTGTGTGTCCTCTTGCAGTTACAATAGCTAAGATTGAACCATTATTAATTGCCTCTACAAAATCAGGCCAAGCTGCTGCCGGTTTAGCCGTCATAGCATCGACAATAAATTGTTTATCACCTTTAACACCAAACCATTTATAAGCATCTTCAGCAAATCCAACAATTGTATGTCCATCAAATTCAAATGGTTCTTTACCAATCTCTTCTCTGTAAGTTGCAAAATCTTCAGTTGACATTCCTACAGTATCCCCTTCTTCGTCTTTTAACAATATTTTAGTTGGCATTGATACAATATTATCGTCCCAATCAAACGCATAATATTTTTCATCCGGAGCACCAAACTCATCAATTCCTTCAACTATTTTATTTTTTAACATAATTTTATATTAAGGCTTATTATGACCCACTATTACAATGGGTCATAATTTTTTTATTATATATTCTCGAAAGAAGCTCCTGTTGGAGTAATATAGAATGTAATGTCTATAAATTCTAACGATTTGGTTGGTTTGATATAAATCTTACCTGTCATTTGATTTCTGTCTAAATCAGCGGTGTCTGACGAAACTGTTACACGGAAGTCATATAAACCTCTGTCTCTTCTGATAGCATCTAAGATAGGATTAACCGCATCTAAGAAATCTTGTCTTACTTTTTGGTCGTTTTGTTCAAACAATAATCTTACAGATACTGCCGAAATCAATTTACGAGCTTGAAGTAATAATCTTCTAACATTTATTCTATCAAGTGCTGATTGAGCAATTTGTAGAGTTTTATTACCCCAAATTACGGTACCAACATCAGAGAAAGTGGCAATTGGGTTGATACGTCCTTGGTAAAGGGTGTCTCTATCTTCTTGAGTAAGTTTCTTTCTCGCTTTGATAGCATTTACGATACCTCTTGTGTAACCTGCCGCTGCGAACCAAGGGAACGCAATGTTATCAGTTAATGCCAAGTTTCTTACAACCTCAGCCGTTGGTGGTAAATAGATTTGAGTGTTATTTACACTATCTCTAGTTAATACCCAAGGGTAGTAAGTTGCGGTGTAGTTAGAATCAATACCTCTATTCTCTAGTTCATTTACTGCCTCTTGTGGATAAATTAACGCACTTGGGTCAGGACTTGGAATAAATAAATCACTATCAGCTGTTGTACAAATATATAATGAGTCAGCTCTGTTGAACTCAATCATTTCAATTGCATCTTCAACTAAATCAGAGTTATTAGTATAATCAATCCCTGGAGTAACAAATAAGTTAATATTAACCGATTCAGGATTTGAGAATGTTTGTTGACCTAATAAATATGCGTAGTAATCAGAGTTCGCGTAATCAACACTATTGTTACCAACAGTAATTTGTTTAAACGCTCCAAAACCTGTAGCTGTTGGATATCTTAAATCCGGACAAGCACCATTTAAGTAACCTCTTTGACCTAATTTAAATGTATCGGTATTAGTTCTTGATTCTCTATAGATATCCCAACCATCAAAACCACCTTGTACTAATAATGTGAATTTACGTGAGTATATTCTGTAGTAAGGACTTGTTTCATCAGACGGGTCTGATATAAATGGAGCGTCACCAACATAGAATTCAGGATTTGATGTTCCCGGATAAACAATCGATGATGCGTTTACATCCATATGGAAACCTCTTGTTTTATATGTCCAATCAGCACCTTCAGTAGTATTACAAATATTTAAAGGATTTTGTTTTCCTTTATATTGGAAGAAATCAGGGTCATATCCTACACCATATCCTGTCGAAATCCCTAAGTAAGTTCTACGAACATTATCTCCCGGACTTTGGATTGCCAAGTTAGAACCTGAACTTAATCCAAATGGGGGGTCAAATACAACTTCACCAGGGAAATCATATTTAGTTTTAAAAATTGGGAATGGTGGTCTAGAAGTTGCGTAATTTCTAAAATTAAATCCTTGGAAACCACAAGGTAATGAATCAACGGGTGCGTCTTCATTCATTTCAACCATTATGTATTTAGAATTTAACTCATATTCTCCATCAGTTGTTCCAATCTTTTTAGCCACAAACGAATTATCGTTAGGGTCCATACTACAGTTAGTAAATTTCTCAATAACTACAGGATTATTATCGGTATCAAAGAAATCTCTAACCAAAATATCAAACGTTAAATTACCGAATGACATATTAGCAATTGAAATTTTAATTTCAGTGTTAGCTGCGTTACCATCGGCAATTGTTGCGAATCTGAATAAGTTATAAACTTTACTACCTCTTAATTCTGAAACAACCCAAGGTGAAACAGGTGTTTGGTATCTTTCTAAATAAAACGCAATTGAGGATAAGTCATTTCCTTTTGCTCTTGGTAAAGATAATAAATCACAATTTATACCTCTAATATAACCTTTATTATAACCGTAGTTTAATAATGTTTGGAATCTCTCTTCAACAAATAATGGAACAGTGGTTCTTGGTTTTGCAAAGTTTGAAGAACCAAATACCTTTGGAAGATATTTTGAATCTGATTCACTAAATGATGTTTCAAAGAAGAATGTATTACCATCATAATCAGTCACATTAAGTCCAAATGTTGAATATGGATTTTTAGATATTGTTGAGTAATTACCGGTACAATTCATAACTACATCAGTTAAACCAGTTACTTCATATGCCGGTCCATCACTACCTGTTCCATAAGTCGCAATACCTCTTGAACGAAGTGTTGCAATAACTAAATCATCATAATCAGTATATGAAATTCCTGTATAAACATATATTTTACCCGTAACACTACCTGTATAACAAGTTATGATTGTACCTATGTTTTGAGAACCTGTATTACCTGATGTTAATGGATTACAAGGATTTTGTATAGTCACAGTTACTACCCAAGTTGCAGGTGTTGAACCATCATTTGGTGTTAAAAGGTAACTAACCGGTGTTGTGAAATTATTTGAAGTAACTCCACTAACTTGTGGAACAGTACTAATCGTTACTCCTGTACAACAAGCCTCAAATCCTGCAACAACATTTGTTAAACTCGCGGCTGAAAAAGTTGAATATGGTAATGTAACACTAATTGTGTTATTAGTATAGTTTATACTACCTGTCACACCACTAACATTAAAAGATGTGAAAGATTTACAATTTGATGATGTTGTACTTTGTCCTAAATTTTGAATAATAGAATAATATGAACTACCTGTGTAATTACCATTATCATTATCAAATAACGCATAATACCAAGGGTCATTTTCCGGTGCTGTGTAATCTGCTAAATGTGCATCAACATTACTTACATCGAATACGTTTGTTTCTTTAGTATATATTAACGATAACGCATCATAATCATCACCTAAAATAGTACCGTAATAATACGCTGAGGTTGCTGATGTTGAAAGAGTTGTTGAAGAAACAATAATATCAAAAATTTGTTGTTGGAAGTTTGAAACTATTGTTGATGTAGAACCATTAAATTCTTGATAACTTTGATTAAATTTATCTGTGATGATTGAGTTATCTCCTGATACTGTACCAAATACTACAGTATTTATATCATTATTACATCCCGTAAAAGGTATTGTATAAGAATATTCTGTATAACCCGTACAAACATCTTCACATAATCCAAAATCATATGTACTACCTGAACAATCAAATTGTACAGTAGTTTTATCTACGTTTGCGATTGTTCTAAATGACCAAGATGGTCCTGCGTCATATCCTGACAATCCCAAAATTCTAGTTACAAACAACTGATTAGATTGTTGTAAATAAGCTTTTGCGATATACGAAGCTTCATACTTCGGTATTTGTGTATTAATAAATTTTTCAGGTGTTGTACCCCCAAAGAAATTAGTAAATTCATCAAAATTTCGTATAAAGATAGGTTCGAAAGCTGGACCTTTAAGAGTCTCCCCAACAATACCTAATGTGGTAACTCCCACACTCTGTGCTACGAAACTTAAATCAACTTCGGAAGTATATACCCCGGGAGATACGAATACTTTGCTGTTTGTTGCCATTAGTTTGTCTTGTTTATAATTTTATTTATATATAAATATTAAAAAAAAACCAAAATACTTTACTTCGTAGCAACTATTTATATTTTAGGGAGATTATTTTCTGCCTTTTTTCTACTTATGGATAAAGACATCAAAAAGATTAAAAATTTAAAGATATCGGTGGAGACACACGAGATTCTTAAAACCTACTGCGAAAAGAGGGGTATTAAAATGTACCGGTTCTTAGAAAGATTAATTATTGAGAAATGTAAACCTAAAAAGGATGTATATGGGGAGGAAGATTAAAGTATCTTATCTATGAATTGGATTGTTGATTCTAATTGGTCATCATTTTTAACTATATCTAATCTTAAAATATCACCGGAATTAATTTGTATTAAATCTAAATCACTACCATAATAGTCGTCGTTTATATAAACATCAAACGAATCTATATTTGTTGTATCACCAATTTTAATATCAACAATATAACTAAATAATTGTGTTAATGTATTATTACCAACAATAAATAATGCTTGACTTCCAACACCCTCCTCGTCTTTTTTTCTCTTACCACGTCTTGTTGTGGTCTTATCAAATTCAACAACTTGTAAAACTCTTGTTATTGCTGGTGATACTTCAAATTCATCTTCGTCAATTAAAAATCCTAACATTGTGAATTCATAACTTTGAATATAGTATTTTCTTTTCTCAACATCCATAACGGACTCATCGGTAATATTACCCATAACAATTGGAATATAATGACCTTTAATCACGGCATAAGCTTGTTTTGATGCAAATTTTTCAAGAATAGTTTGATTGAGTTTATTTAACTCTCTCATTCTATTACAAATAATTTTAACAGAATAAGTAATATCCACCGGAACCGGTTGAGGTATTGTATAAACATCCATACCATTTCGTTGCCCATCCCAAGTAGGAACTTGAGCATAAAAATATTGTCTTCTATTTGGTATGTTGTATAATAACGAAGGGTTTGTACCAAATTTAACTTCGGGTAGTCTAATTGTTGTTATAAATGGGGGTTCAGCGTTTTTATCTATATTTTGAAAATCCCAAGTTTCAGTAAATTGAGACCAATTTTGAGTTGTAATAATAATATCAACGGTTGGAATTGTTTTACCTTCAACAACCACTTTTAACTCATCTTTAACAAAATCTAAAAAACCTCGGTCCAAGTCGGCGTGTAATAAAGATTTTGGAAGATATGTTCCATCTTTATTAATTTTCTCTAACAACTCACGTCTTCTTGGTAAAAGAGTTTTTGGTTCTGTTAGTGGTAAGTTTTTTTTTATTTTACTTGGTAAACCCATTTTATAGTTTTGTTATAAATATTTTGTTTTTAGAATTTATCATTTCTACCTCACTGGCATTATATATTGGTTCGTTAGTAGATTTAATAACAAAACTTTTGTATTTGTATGGGTCATATGTAACAATATTATCGTTAGGTTCACTTGGTATATTTTCACAAGGGTATTCGCAATAATCCTCTAAATCACCAATAACAAAGGCGTGAACGTTTTTCTTTTTTTCTCTACCAACTTTTTCATTACCACCCGGTCTGACTCTAAATTCAACATCGTTTAATTTAACATAATCAGCATATAAAACAATTCTTGATTTATATTGAATTGAAAATGTATCTTTATGTAAATTACGATATACCATAACTTTTTTACCGATGAATTTTTTTTCTTCATCATTAGTCATAGTTTCTAACAGTTTTTTATATTGATTTTCGTTAATTATTATTTTCATTATAGACCTCTAAATTCATTATTTGTAACCGGTGATGCCATAATAGTTCTATAAAAAGGTTTGAATCCACCATATGTATGTTTGTTATCTGAAGTAACCCTTCCATCATTATTAACCGTATAGTATCTTACTTTATTTTCGGTTTCATAGTATCCAATATAATCACCACTATTAATATCCACCTCTAATTCATCCAAATCTCTTTGATAAACAGATACTTTCATATTACCCGGTTCTATTTGGTTTATTTTAGAATTACCCAAATTTTTGTTCTCAGGAGCCATAATTTGAACGTACCCTTTGAATTCAACCGGTGGTAAAAACTTAATACCATCAGATACGGTCTCACCATAGACATCGTCCGTCTTCGTCTTATATCTATCAACACGATATAGAACTAATGTAAAGTTCATATCATTATGTAACCATTCAGAACCAAAATCTTGTTCTAACGTAAAATCCTCCGCTCCAAAGAATTTTCCTATTCTTGTAATCTC